TCTTCCTCTGTAATCATTTGTCCTTTAAGAGTTCTTCGATTCTTTTACGCATATTGTCACTATCTTGTTTCATATAATCACGTAAAGAATAACCACGCTGATTTCTTATAATACATGTTCCTTGATAAAACATAGTAGCAGCAAATACTAATAGTAATACTATACCAATTATTTCAGGGTAATATCTAACCATGGTAACATAGGTGGAATAACGCCAACAAGTCTTAAAAGTCCCTCAGCAAATAAAGCAAGGACCACCCAACCAACACACATAGAAATAATGGAAGCATTTCGATTGTGCCTTCGTATAGCAGCATCAATCATCTCCTGAACTTCATACCTACTCACAAACTCATCATTTTCATGAATCATTTTTCATCTCCAAGAAACTTTGCCAAGGGGTCTCTTCGGGTCTTTACGATTTCAACTGCTCTTTTATAAAACATATTGTTTAGATTTCCAGAAGCTTCGAAAGTTTCTTTGATCTTCACCCAATTTTCGTAGGTGTGTTGATCCATGTGGTTTAGGTTGAATACTACTAGTTATGCTAGTCACTAATTTCAACCTGTCAAGTTTGTGTTGATACAAAAATATAGATTAAGAAAATCTAAAACTTTGTAATATTTGTAACGGTGAGAAAAGGATTCGAACCTTTGGATGCTTTCACATCGACTGTTTTCAAGACAGTTGCCTTAAACCACTCGGCCACCTCACCCTATTATTTCCAATAAACCAGCGTGTATTTTACGATGGCAAGGAGCACAGAGCATATAGCATTTGTCTATCTCTGCTTGGATTGTCTCCCACTTATAACCTTTATGCGCTAATTGAGCGACTTCTCTTTGTTTATTTTCTTTACCATCCAAATGATGAAAATCAAAGCAACAAGGTGGATGATAATCTCCACATAATTCACAACATCCTTTTTCTAGTTTATAATTATTTAATTTTTCAACCATTAACTTTTTATTATCTTTATTTTTAAGATAATTTTGCCTTTTGCGTTCAGAAGGTTGCTTTTGCGCCCAGAGACGCTGCGCTTCTCTTTGCTTTTCCTTATCTTTATAAGGCATCTGATTTAATCAGGTTTCACTTATTATATAGTAGATTAGAACCTTTGTCAAGTCCTCAACGGACTTCAAAATCTAATCGTCTTACTTTGCGTTGACGCCTTGCCTCTTGCCAGGCAATATCTTCACTTGTAAGCACACCAGATTTTGTTTTGTTATGATAAGAGTTTAGCATAACAACTTGCCCTAAGTCAGCTGCCGAAATCTTATCAGCACGAATAGTTGCCATATTCGGACAACCACAGGTCACTGTTTTATTTTGATGCCCTTCTAACTCCTTATTACAGGAGCGACATCTTATTCTTATGTTTTCCATCTGTATAACCAGTTATACTTCTTCAATTTTTTTTTATTTATATGGGCGATACCGGATTCGAACCAGTGACTTCACACTTGTAAGGAGCGCACTCTACCGCTGAGTTAATCGCCCAAAACTCTTATTCGAGTTGAGAACATTGTAGCATATACTCTACCGTATTTGCTACATCATTCATAGCGTCTCTAAGAAACGGTTGCTGTCCAGACTCTTGACGACAAACAGGACGACGAGAATCAGTAAGAGTCCATCGCCATTGTCTCATATGTTCACAATACCACAAATTAATTTTCATTCTTTGAAAGTTCCAGTTTAATCCAATTAATTAGAGCATCGATTTCCATTTTTTTCTCTTCACTGAGATCAAACTGTTTATTAAAACGATAAAAATCAAGTGCTTCAACGGCAAGTTGCCTATCTTTTTGGGAAATAAGAGACATAGACCTCCTAACTCGTTTTTTATTATACTAAAAAGGGGAGTCTTTGTCAACTCCCCAAATTTACACTATGTAGTGATTATCAGAATTTGAAGGTCGTCTGGATTACACCACCCCAGTTAGAGGAGTTATTAACAAGACGCTGGTTGTCACTACCGTAGATGATAGCAGGAGTGACACTGATGTTATCAGACACTTGATACTTGTAGAAGAATTCAAGCATCGTTGCCTTCTCAAGGTCTTCGCCAGTAGGTGCTTGACCGATAGCAACACCAGCAGAGTTACCATCAACAAATACATCATCCCAAGTCAGACCAGCAAACCAGGATTGACTGTTGGTAGCATCACTAGGAGTGCCACTCACAGTATTCCAACCGTAACCACCAGAGATGGAGGGAATCCAACCAGACTCGGTGGGTTGCCAGTATGCGTTAACAGCATAACCGTTAGAGGTTTGACCAGGAACCAGAGTTCCAGAAGCACCATTCAGACCGTTGTAGGTGCGAACACGGGTGCCTTCTGTACCATAACGATAACCGAAAGCAACACCATAGTTGTCACCACGATAACCGATTTGTGTCAGAGTGTTGAGAGCACCAGAACGATCAAACTCACCAGTAGAACTATCAGCACCATTCTGTGCCACATAGTTTACACCAGCAACAAGACCTTTCTTACCATACTGGACACCGAAACCAGAACCAGTTGCCTTGTTATAAACACCAGGAGCACCTGCTACTTGGAAGAAGTCAAGAATCTTGGAGTTGTAGACAGAAGGAACCCAAGCCATTTCAGTGTTACGAACCAGAGCACCAGCAGTAAGAGTGGTGGTGTTATTGAACGCAGGGAACTGATAATACAGACGGTCAATTACAACTTCATTGCCACTATCACCAGTGGTGTTGTCTGCTTTATCTAGTTTGAATAGTGAAGAACTGGAACCGAAAGGATTGCTGCTGAAGTTAGAAGAACGCAGACGAGTGCGAAGCAAGTCAGCACCAGTGAATGAAGTATCCAGGTTCAGACGCAGATCGTAGTTGAATGCGGTACGAGTTTGATCACCATCTTTGGTCTTGTAATCACCAACATTACCGATTACAAAGTTTGCTTCACCGCGAAGTTTGGTAGTAGTGGAGAACTGAGTTGCCTCAAGTTCACCAACTTGTGCCTCCAAACCACTAACACGACCTTTGAGAACTGCAAGTTCAGCACCAAACTCTTTGAGAAGTGCTTTCAGTTCATCTGTAACTTCGGTTACACGGTCAAGGCAGGCATTGAGAAGTGCTGCTGCCTCATAACGAGTCATTGCACGACCACCACGGAAAGTGCCATTAGGATAACCAGCAACGCAACCATAACGCTCTACGAGGTTGCTAAGTGCAGAGTATGCCCAATCAGTTGGTTGGACATCAGAAAATTGAGTAACGCTTGTGACCTGTTCTGCAGAGGCATATTGGTTGACTGCTGCCATGTTAAGGTCTGCTGCATTTGCAGCAACAGGAGCAACCATTCCCAGAGCAACAGGTGCAAGCATTAGTTGTTTGAGTTTCATATAGTTTGTTAAGAATTACAACTACAAGGTTTATTTAGACGCTCCAGGAATTATGGAGCAAGCGGAAGACGAGATTCGAACTCGCAACAACCTGCTTGGAAGGCAGGGACTCTACCGTTGAGTTACTTCCGCAAGTGTGGGAGATTGCTCCCCCAACGCACTTCCTTCACACAAGAGGAAATATAAAACAAATATTATAATTTGTCAAGCCCCCGACAAGACTCGAACTTGCGACAACCGCTTTACAAAAGCGGTGCTCTACCAACTGAGCTACAAGGGCAAGGTGAACCGTTTACCCGCAACGGTTCTGGATATTATCTAACCACCATAATGATGGAATATCGGCACTATTTACAGATAACACCCAACTCCATACCTAGGTACTGCCCCTAGCAATCTCCGATTAACAGTCGGGCCCGTTCGCTTGCTCGGTCGTATGGAATACTAACGGGGGTGTCGCCACCCCACTAAATCATTTAGAACTTACAAAGTTATTAATTTTTTCTGCAAGTTGCTCAATCTTTTCATAAGAAGGAAATGGAGGGTAATTCCATTTAGTCTCATTACTTTGATTGTGATTATCGACGATGTTATAAGCAGCAAGATACTCATCATTAGCGTGAGCATATGCTTGCTTGAAAATCTCAAAGCGTAATTCGTAAGGCGTCATAGTTTTACTCCTATGTGTGTGTTTGTGTGTTTGATGGAGTAAGTGTGATATACCTCATAAGGATATAACAGGGACTTACCCTCTATCAGTTTTATATATGGAGAATAAATCTCCAAGCGACTCAGGTTGGGGTCGAACCAACGACCGACTGCTTAGAAGGCAGTTGCTCTATCCACTGAGCTACTGAGTCATAAGAGACCCCCCATCTTTATCGACCCAGTGGGCAGGGGGGGGGGCGGGATTTA